ATGAACGAGAGCAGTAGCTCAGACGCCTTGGCCGAATGGCACAAAAGGCTCAACGACAGGAGGCAATGGACGAACCCTGCAGTCACTTACCGGTTTCTGGCACGCATGGCCGAAGACATGCAGGCTGGCGGGCTTGTCGATCCATTGGAGCGCTTTGAGCTATTTGAACTGGCCAGCGCTGCTTTCTGCCACTTCACCGAGGAAGGCAACCATGAATGGCGGCATCAGGCGTCGGACTATCTGGCCTACAACAAGGGCGGCGTCGTAGTCGGCAGCCTGCTGAACTCCCGATACGTTCTTCATGAGGCCGATCAGTCACCATACCATGCCACCCACTTCGCTTTTCTCGATGAGAAAAACGAGCTCATCATGAGGGACTACAAGAAGTACGGCGTGCTCGAGGGTCGCTACATCTACACCGAAACCGGCCAGACCTTAACGCTGGTAGAGCAATCCAGGCAGATCAACGGCGTGGACTGCCAGCGCCTGGCAGATGAAGATCAATACCGAGCGCTCATCGATGCCTCGGCAGTAGCCCTTGACCGAGACGACTTCAAAGCCTACGTCGCGCTGTGGGAGCGTCACAGCTACTCGATATTTATCAGGTGCCTCCACTGCTGTGACAGATTCGACCTGCGGGAGGACTGCACGGCCTGCGCTGGCCGGGGCTTCGTCGAAGATCCGGAGTGCCCGAACAAGCTGCCGCAATCGTTCAGCAATCAGGGATGCACGGCGGCTTTATCGCAGATAGCGTCCCGTTCATCTATACCTTGCGAATCCCGAACTGAGCGACCTTCACAGTTGAGCCCTGCGCCACACCCGTGGCCAGGTACAACCCCATACGTGAAGTGATGACAGTTTCCGTAAGATCGATGGTCCCGCGCTGGGTTTCCAGTTGCCCGGAGAAGCTGGCGGGCATGGTGAAAGGCTCCTGGTACTTGTCCATCGAGCGATAGTAAATTGTGGTCGAGGCCCCGCTGACGGGCTTGGTGATGGTCAACTCAGCCTCCCAGGCCAATATGCCGCGCGACGAACCTACAATATCCACCGCCGACACCATTTCAATAACGTCACCGGCCGCCAGATTGGCTTGCATGACATTGGCCGTGGGCTGAACGTAGATGTAGCCGCCCGCCGCCGCCATGTTGCCGGCCAGCTCAACGCACTGCGCCTCACCATAGGCAGCCGGTTCCTTGTACCACCGCGTGGTGATGCCGCTCAGGCCCGATCCGACAGCCTTGTAATTGTCCGCCAGCACAGACCCCGCCACGGCGTTCACGCCAGCCGGAAGCGTGCCGCCAGTACCCGCCAGCAGCGGGTTGGCATTTAGGCAGCCGAACGGGCGGATGGCCGAGTAGATATCGCCAGCGTCCGTGGGCAGCGGAATGCCGGGAAACTCGAAGTTGGCATTGATGATCGGCACGACTCGCGAGCTGATGAAGTCCGCACCCAGGAGGTTCGGGTGCAGACCTTCCACGGTCATGGCCTCGGTGAAGCCGTCCCAAATATTTACGACCGGCACGAACTGGCTGACGTAGCTCAGCACCCAGTCTTTGTAGGCGATCGCATCCGCCAGCGCCTGCCCGGTCAGCGCCCTGCTACCGAAGCGCGGCGTACCGGTGCCGACGATCAGGTACTTGCCGGGCGTGTTCAGGAACGCGGTGACGATCTTCATCACGTTGGCTTTCGTGTCGACCAAGCTCATACCTGCCGTGGTGCTGTCGTTGGTCCGCGACAGCAGCAGCCACAAGTCTGCAGTGGACGACGCGACGCAGGCCGGAAGCCGAGCGAGAAACTGGCCGGTGTGGTCGCCGACCTTGCCCTGGTTGTCGAGGTAGCTGGGAAACAGGCCGGTGCGCGCCGCGATCATGGCCGCATAGCCGTAGGCCTCGGTGCCGAACGCCGTCGCCGCGATGGTGTGGCAGTTGCCCGAGAAGCTATCGCCGAGCAGGCCGAGGCCACGGCGGATCGGCTGGCGGCGCGGAGTTTGATTGACCAGAAGGCTCATCGGGTGACCTCGAAGAAAGCACCAGCAATAGGGGTTATGCGGGTATAGGAACTACCCAGTTCCAGAAGATACCCGCCGTCCCTGGCGAACGTATCGGTTACCACCCAGCTCTCGCCGGCCTTTTTCTCGACCGTCACAGTGCCGCCGTTCGCTTTGACGATAAGCATCGTCCGTCCCATGTCTCTTTGAATCAGCTGCGTAGTGGCCATTTTGTTTTTCCGTTACTCAGAGGTAATCAAGGATTTTTGAGATCGCTCGCAGGCCAGCCCGGCTATTCGGGATTCGTCATAAGCCTTTGCCAGTTCTCCCGCTCGCGCGTCAGCCCGGCCGAGCAGGTCGGAGAGCACCATGGCGGCGCGGGTGGCTGCCTTGCCTCGTTCGGTAGCTCCGGTATCGCCGGGCACACAACTTGCCGTGGCTGCCAGCCTTCCAGCTTCGACGCGCAGCCGGTCGCCAGCAGCGTCAGCGACAGCAGCATCAGTAAGCGCAGCGGTCTGTTCTTGTCTTGCATCGTTTGCCACCTGGTTGGCCGCTTTCTGGCGGCGTTGCTCTTCGGTTCGGTACTCGGTGGTCGTGGTGGCCACCGCTTCGGATTGGGCGCTGACTTGCTCAGCCCACTTCGCCTGCCAAGCCAGATCGGTGACTGTGACGCCGTGCCGGTATGCGACGTATAGGGCACCGGCCAGCGCCAGCAGGATCAGCAGTGCGCCAACCGCCCGCCACGGCACGACCTTCACGCCAGCACCTTTAATGCGCGGCCGTACAGCTCCTGCCGATCAGCCAGGCCGTTCGTGCCGCCGTTGATTTTGCGGGTGATTTGGATAAATTCGCCCTTGTCTGCCAGCGTATTGAGCGCGGCCCGGTGCCAGAACCATGCCGCCGACATCGCGGCGTGCTGCGGCAGCTCGAGCAATTCGGGATGGTTGATCAGGTCCAGGCCCAGCGCTTCGCCGCATTCCTCGTAGTTGGCACGCCCCGTCACTTGGATCAGGCCCCGCCCACGGTACAGCTGGCCGTCGCCATCGGCCTCGGGTGTGTTGCCCAGGCGTTCAGCAAGCTTGCCGGTGTCATACTTCGACAGGTAGGCGCTGCCGCCCAGCTCGCGCACGTAACGCAGCTGACCGGACTCGTGGCCGACCTGAGCAATGAACGCCGCAATGCGTGGCACCGTGACGATCTGGTACTTGCTCATCGCCGTGTTGAGGACGGGTGCAAAAACGCCGGCTTTCTGGCCGGCGCTCGGAAGGATCTGCAGCAGCTGCTGCGTGGTGATGGGCATTCGGTTTTCTCCAGACAAAAAAATACCCGCGCAGTGGCGGGCGATTTGGCTTCGGCGTCTGTCAGGCAGCCGGTTCGTCAAGCATCATCGGTGCGGCGGCGATTTCAGGGGTGGCGGGTGCGACCGGCCAGACCGGTGCCTGATACCAAGTTGGCTGCGCCGTGACCTTTCCCAGCGCGAACTTGTAGGCTTTCCATGCCTTGAGAACCGGCGCGAGTGCAGCCGCTTCGGCCTCTTCCTGCTCGGTTGCCTCTCCGGCCTCGATTCCGTAGCCCAGCGTTTCAATGCGGTCCTGAATGCGGGCGATCTGAGAAGCCGCTGCGCTGTTTTTGCTGTTTAGCACTGCCTTGGCATCAACCAGGATGCGCGCAGCGGTCGCGGCATCTTTCATTTCTCGGGTGATCAGCTGGGACCAGTCTATGTTGCTCATTGGCCTGAGACCTCGTTGATTAAAAATATCGGCGAGGGCACTTCTGGTAAAGGCTTGGGGAGTTGCACAATACCGTCAGGGACCTCTACAAGATCTACGGGGTATGCCTGTTCAGGGCTGTAGTTGGCTGGAACAGGCATAATGATGTGGACAGTCAGATCACTGTCATACTCAACGTCACCCGCAAACCATTCAGAAGAAATTGCAGATCGAGGTAATGTCGAGCCAGCCGACATAGCGGAAAAGTCATACGTCTCTCCATTCAGAATCAACACGGCCCCGGCTTTCTCGACAATCAAGGTATCGTCCCGGCGCTGTGGTGCAAGTTTAATAATCATTAGAACCACCTTCCAATAGCTATGTAGCAAAGATATGAGGACGCAGTATTTGACGGCGATACAACTCTACCGATAATACCGGTAGAGGTTGCGCTACCGTCGGATGCACCCCAACAAAAATAACCGTTGGACGTAATTGCCTGCATCGTTACCGCAGGAACAACAGCAAACGGTGCAGGGAACACGAAAGAAACACCACCCGAGTAGAAGACCGGCCCACCCCCCTGACTAGCAGCCATGGGATTTGGCGATATCCCTCGGCAAATCATAGTGCCGCCCATATACTTTGTGAACGTTCCGCCGTTTAAATTACCCGTTTCTATTATAGCGCCTGTTGGCAAGCCTCCTGACTGTGAGACAGTTCCCACCGAGTTGCCTTCGTGGTATAGCGCTCGAGCTACAGCACCCATCGAAAACCCGCCAATCTTAAATTTATTATCGGTATCGATACCTAAGTGAAGCCCAAATGATCCATCCCGAATAAAGGTCATGACCGCAGACGCGTTATTGTTGTTGCCGTTACCAATCCGTAAAGCTGTATTGCCGTCGTTATTAGAAGAACTGATTGCAGCTATACCGGGCGGTGCCCCAGAAAAAAGGCTTGTGCCTATGGATGAGTTGCCTACCCCGATGCGGATACCACCAAGAGCCTGGATTGCTTCGCCCGCAGTCTTCTTGCCAGTGCCGCCCTGCTCAACTGAAAGGGCAGTCGTCAGGCCCGACAGGGAAAGGATGTCGCTGTTGTTCCCGCTGGCTGCCGCAGCCAGCGCCGCGCGCACACCTTCCCTCGTACCAGATGTGCCAAGCACCGCCAGCGTGGAGCCGAACTGGTTGACCAGCGCCCGGAGTGCATCAGCGGAATCCTTGACGTAGCCCTGCAGCGGAGCCAGCGCATAGCCGCCCGCGTTGTTGGTCGCCCCCTGATAGTTCGGCGCAATCGACATCGCGGTGTTGCTGGCGATGTTTGTCACCTCATACCAGCCGCCATCAGGCCCACGAAAGCCATCGCCGACCCGGCTGTTTGCGATGAACGCAGTGCCGGTGCCAATCACCGCGTTTGAATTTTGGGTAACGGAAACCGTCCCGGTCTTATACCAAGGCATAGTCAGTACTCAATTAAATTGTGACGATCAGACATTCATCTTTGCGAAGACTGCCGGTAGAAAGAATGCTGTAGGATTTGAAGCTGCAACAGTGATCGCGTAAAGCTTATTGTTCGGAAAATCCCACCAACAATATAGCGCCCTTGCTATAGCACTACCTGAGTTTAGCCCCATGCCAAATGAGTTGATCAGAAGATGCTCATTCTCGGGAAAGTTGAACGGCACTGAATAATAAACCCTCACAAGGTTCTGCGATGAGTAATCGAATTTCTCATGAGTCCAGGACTGGAATGAACGAGTGAAATTGGCACTCGGCGTACCCGAATCAAATAGCAGGTTAGTCGCGCCATCCCATAGACGCATGCCAAAATCCGCTACCGGCTGCGCCGCAAACTGCGCGACGAAATACCGTCCATTGGGTTGAGCGGTGTTCACGTCATAGGCCCGGACATAAAAGCCGGTCCAGTTGCCAGCCGAACCCACCAGGCGCATAAGGCATAGACCTGCAATTGCATTAACGGTGTCCGGACGCACAAAAACCAGAGGCGGCTCTTGCGAGGTAACTGGCCGAGGAAAGTAGGTGGTCGAGCCAAGCCCGCTTTCCTCGGTCGGCTGGTAACGCCCAGAAGCAATTACCATCAACCGCGCATATTGAGAATCGAGAACTACCACATTGCTGTTGTTGGAAAATTCCAGGCCATATGCATCCGCCATTATGAAAACCTCATAACAATCAGCCTCATAGTCCCGGAGGATACAGTGCTTGATCCATAGGTTCTGGTGTGGTTGTAGACTCGCGCAACCCCATCAACCAGCTCCGTCTCATGCTGTCTTTGATTGTTGTCGTAAGTGCCAGACGGTATGACTATTGCGACACCGTTACCCGGCCCCACTCCCGGCACAGCAAAGTCCTGACTGGTCTTTGCTGCACCAGAGAAGGTAACAAGTGTCGACAAAACAACCCGAATCGTAAATGACGTTTCATCCAGCTGGAGCGCACTATCTGCGCCCCATACCATCATTCCGTTGCTCATTCGCTGAGATCTCCGAGCTGCACGCGCTTGACGTTGTTTGTGTCGTAGACACGCACCGAGCGATTGGTGACCACCAGCCTGCCGCCGCCAGCGCCTGAGCCGTTGATCTCTAGCGTTCCATCCTTGCGCAAGATCCATCCGCGCTGCCCGGAAACATAATCGGTCGAGCTGATGAAACTGCCGATCTTGGCGTTGGTGATCGTGCCGTCCATGATGAAGGTAGGACCGAGGAACAGCTGGCCGTTCTGGGCAACGAACGGTGTCGATATGGCACCGCCCGCCAAGGTATTCACCAGCGCAAACCGGTCAGCCGACATAAGAATCTGGCTTTGCAGGACCCCGCCAACGTTCTCTATCCCTGCAGCGATTGCCGCCATGACGTACTGGCCGTTGGCGTTGACTTGCAATTTGACGGTATACATAGCCGCCAACTTTCCGGCTGTGTCCGCATAGGCGGTAGCCGTTTGCTGGATCGCTACCGTGTTCTTCGTGGTCGCATCATTTGCAGAAGCGACAGAGGCAGAAAGCTGCTGAATAGACGAAGCAGTCGACGCCAGATTGGTAGTGACGACCTCCCTCAGCTCCGTGACCCGCCCAGTGTTTTCGCCAACCGAAGCGGTCAGTTGCGTAACGGTGCGAGCTGTTGCCTCGTTCTGAGTGGCTCTAACCGTTGCTTCCTGCACAATGCTGGCCGAGCTGTTGTAACCCTTCAATGCGTCAGCCAGCTCGCCTTCCCCATCGTCGTCCCTGTAGGACGCTTGCAACGCCTGCATGCTGGATGCCTGAGCAATGATCGTGGCACCCTGCTGGCTTACGCTGGAGTTGAGCGCCGCCACTGCTGACGACGTCGCCGATTGCTCGGCACCCAACACTGCGTTGTTGTCTTTCCAGCCGCTGAGCGTGGTGCCTATTTCAAGCTGAGCCCGCGTGTACTCTGCAAAGCCCGCGCTGACAGTGTCCGAACCATACAGCCGGAAGTAGACCTGCACAGAGGCAGTCCCGGCCGGCAGGTTCGGGTAGTCGTAGACAATTCGCTGAGTGCCGCCAGTGGCCACGATTAGAGGACCCGAAACAGTCACAGCATCGGTGCCCGCAGCGTTAACCCCTTGGATGAATATCTTGAACGCCAATCCCGCAGTGGCACGCACGTAGCACGACGCAACCACTGAGTTACCTGCTGTGACCTTTGGCCGGTAGCTTGCAGGTGAGACTCTGATGCCGCGATAACTGTTTGAGAGGTTCAGGCCAGTAACGTCAAGGCGCTGGGATTTCTCGGAGCTGACCAGCCAAGACGGCACGATCGAAGGCACACCGGTGCCATCTGACGCGCCTGAATCCGTGATCCAACCTTCGGCAGTGCCGAGAGACGCGCTTTCCTTGTTGAACGTCGGGTTGAAAAACAGGTTCTGCCCGCCCGAGTTTCCGAGGCTCGCCGTCACGCTTGTTATGGCCTGGCCTTGCGCCTTTATATCCTGGCCTTGCTGCGTGACTGTGTTGCTCAGCGCCTGCACCGTGGTGCTGCTGGCTTTACCGGCCAGCTCAGTGTTGATCGCCGTAATGGCAGAGCCTTGGCTGGTGAGCTTCCCCTCGGCATCTGTGACACGATTACCGAGCGACTGCACGCTGCTGGCCGATCGCGACGCCAGACCCACGGCCGTGGCCACCGCCTGGCCCACGCTCAGCCAGTAAGTGATGTTCGGCGGTGGCGTGTTAACCGGCACATTCTGCGTGGCTTGGTAAATGATGCCATCAGCGCCCAGCACGCCCTGCCCGGCCGCGTAGGTCTCACCCGGCTTGTAAGGCATGGAATCGGCGAGGTCTGCAATACTGTCGATCTGCTGCTGCAGTTCCGCTCTGACAGTGCCCAGCGCATCATCAACGTCAGATATCTGCTCGGCCAGCTCAGCTTTAGCTGCCGCCAAGCGGTCGTTGACCGAACCCGGCCCATTGCCGTCGATCAGGTCGATTTTCTCCACCAGGTTCTGGCCGAGCTCGGTTTCGGAGATCTTCCCGGCTAGAGCCGCCAAGTAGGCGGAGACATCGTTCGACGTGGAGGCTGGAACATAGAGAAAAGCGCTTTTTCCGTATGCATTGGACGATCGGATGAAATAGTAATAGTTGGTATAAAACGCCAAGCCATTGTGAGTGAAAGAAAGCCCTTGCCCGATGTACTCAGCCGTCCCTGATGTTGCATTCGGGTTGGTGCTGAAAAAGTATTCGTAAGTGCCGCCGTTCAAGGCGTGGTTCGGGTTCTGCGGGATCAGCACAATGCTGTCGAGCGAAGATTGTACGACGCAGGATTCCGGGATTGGCGGCCCCTGAATGCTCACCGATATCGTCGCCTCGCCAGACCGGGCCATAGGCCCCAGAGCGGCGACGCTCATGGTGTACGCACCCGACGGCAGACCGTTGATAGCCAGCGTGTTGGCAGTGGCAGGCACAGAGCGCGACTGCACGGCATTCCCGCCTTGGCGAACCGTGACCACATACGAGGTGACAATGCCCTGCGGCGGAATCCACGACAGCACGCCCTGCACCACCTCGGCAGCATCGCCAGCCGACCATGAAAGCCCGGTGGGCGACCCAAGCCCGCCGCTTGGCAGGTTGATGAAGCCCAGCGGGTTGTAAGGCTGGCCCACGGCGTCATCGAAGATTGCCGCCTCGTACTGCTTGACTTGAACCGTGCAGCCTTCGTTGTCACCCATCGACCAGTCCGAGACGATGAATTCGCCTAGGATGTTCAGTGATGGCAGGTTCACACGCACGACGCGACCAGGCCTGCAGTTGTAGCCCCAGAAGTTCATCGGCAGGCTGATCGCACCGCCAGCCCGACGTTGGCGCATAGCGATGTTCGCCAGGCGCTGCGGCTGATATGCGTCGGTCACATACGAGAACGTCATAGTCTCGGCAGCTTCGCCGCCGTCCTCAAGAATCCATTCGGAAACGCTGACCTCCGGGTAATCCGTCTCGGTCCAGGACTGCTCAGGATCGATGAATGTGCCGCGCACCGTGTTGATGGCGGAATCGTTGGTCGACTCGGTGCTGCCGGACACAGTGCCGATGATCATGTCTTCGGTGATCTCGAAGTCATGCGGGCCGTAGTAGGCACCGGCCTGGAGCATCCAACGGCCCCCGACACGGATCAGCTTGCCGGCGCATGACGCTTCCAGCTTCTGCAGTACGCCCGGACGCTGCTCGTCAGCACCAATCACGCAGGAGGTGCGATATCGCTGGCTGACCGAGCCGTCGGCATTGGTCAGCGTTTCATCGCAGACGTTTGCCGCACTGGCGAAGGTCTCGAAAATGATCTCGTCGTCTGGGACGTTGCAGCGGTTACGCAGGTACCAGAGAATGTGCAATGCGGTGTTGGCGGTGTAGATGTTGTTGCCGGTACGCGGGTCGTAAATGTCATTCCGGCCACGGACTACGAAGCGGGTGTCAGGAATGCCTGACGGGAACCGCTCGGCGCTGTATTTCAGCGTGACGCGCACGAACGACAAGCCACGTCCGATCTGACTGTCTTTCCAGTCTGGGCAGTTGGCCTTGAGGTACGCATTGACCTCTGCTGGATTGACAATCAGTTCGTAGCTGGCGAATTCGCCAAACGAGGCTATCTCTTCTTCGCCGAGATAAATGTTTTCCAGGCCGTCGATAGCGCCTTCACAGAGCACGTACACAAGATGCAGAAGCTCGCCTTCGGTGGCCTCCCCTGCCTGCTCTTGCGCCCATACCTGTTCGGCCTGGCCCAGCACTGTGCGACCCTGCTTCGTGAATGTAGACGAGGCCCACATGATGCAGATGTCAGCATCGATCAGATGGGCGTGGTCTTCGTTGTGAATGCTGCCGGTGTCGGCCAGGATCTCTGTTTGTATCCACCTCCATACGCCTTTGGCTGGCACCAAGCGCATGAACACGTCGGACTCATCAGATAGTTTCAGCAGCTCGGCTGGAGGATTTGGCCTATTCATGCCGCGCCCCCAGTCGTATTGCTTGGCTGTCATGATCTATCTCAGTCTGACGAAAGGTTGATTGAACGGGTTTCTAAATTCCGGTATGCATGAGGATCACTCAAGCAAGGAAAGCACCATGACCACACGCTACGTTGTGACAGATGTTCCTCGGGTTGAGGTCCGAGGCGTTAAAAACGGTATTCACAGCCCGCCAATCTCTGCGGCTGAACGCTGGTTTATGATTCAGGACAGCCATACAGGCGGGAGTATTGGTGATGGATACGAGGACAGAGAGGCAGCAGCCGCGGAATGCGAGCGATTGAACGAGAAATTCAAATCATACTAACCCGTTATGACCATCCACTTCCTCTTGGTCATGGTCACTNGGTCACTCCGCGCCACAAAATAGCAATAGCTGATTTTGTGGCGCGTTACGGCGTTTGCCGCTCTACCGCCTCGTTGACCTTGTCAGCAGCCTTGCTGGCCACCTCTGCCGCTTCGGTAGCCTTGCCGGCGGCACCTTCAACCTTCACAGCTGCTTCGGTGGCGGACTTGGCCAGCTTGTTCAGCCGCATGTCACGCTGAATGGTGGCTTCGTCGTAACCACGGCGAACCTCGGCGACCTGGGCGGTGTACCAGCTGGACAGGCGCCACTCAGCAACCTGAAAGCCCAGCATTGCGCCACCGGCAAGCAGCACGATTGCGATCAGCCAAACCTCGACTCGCCTCCACCAGTGGCGGGCCATGAAATTGATTGCGCATTTTTCCATCAGCTGTTTCCTCCGAGTTGAGTGCGCAGGCGGGAGATCTCCGAGCTCTGCGATGTCACTTTGTCGGTGAGCTGCGCGACCTGGCTGGTGAGGGCATCAATTCGCCCTTCCATCCTGCCGACAGCAGCGGCGAGTTCGTTGCGTTCTTTGGCGAACTGATCAGCGCGGGCCTCGGCCTCTTTGCGTGCAATGCGTTCAGAGTCGAGTAGCTCGTTCAGCCTGCGGACGGTGCCGATATCGGCGTTGTCCATTGCGCGGTCGGTCGCGTCCCGGGAGAGGAATTTCCTCAGCCACAGGAAGCCACCCAGCAGGATTGTGCCCGTACCGCCCAGCCAGGTAGCTGTGCCTGGGCCGAGGTCGGTTGGGTCCAT